CCACAACCTCTAGAGGCTCGCCGGGAACTTCGTAGACGCGCCACTTTGCAGGGCTTAGGGCAATGGCTTTGCGCCTCACTCCACCGTCTAGGAAACTGGCGCTTACGCAGTCATGCGTAGCACCACGCCACGACCAAGCCGCCTCGCAATGCGCGCTGTCTCCACCTTGGAAAAGGCAGACAAGACGAGAAAACAGCCGCTTGTCACCGTAGCGGAAGGCAATGCGAATCACAGGGCAGCCGCCGCCACAAAGAGCGCGTCGATCTGCGCCTCGGTCAGCCCAAGCGCCGGGCCGAGTTGGCTCACGATGCCGTTGCTGCGCTGCACTTCGTTGGAGTATTCCCATTCGATCTGCGCAGCGGTGCGGGTGGGCTCAGACAGTGCCGCGATGGCCGTATCAACGTCTGCCAACTTGCCTGCACCCAAGAGGGCAAGGCGGGCTTGGCGCATGGTCACGGATTGGGGGACTGGCGACACGACAACGCGGGTGAACACTCCGCTGGCGTAGGTCGCGCCAATCAATGTGCGGTCAAACTCTGCAATGCTGACCATGTTTGGCGAGTCGATTGGGCCACTGGCCTGCGTAACCGCCACGACCTTGCCGGAATCGATTTGTGCGTAGTAGTGCATCAAAACCGCTCCGTGAGTTCCCAAGACCAAGAGCCGGTGCCGCCAGTCCTCGTGATCGTTGTACTGTTCGTCAAATCGATCATCTGGAATGCGTTGGTTACGCCGAGCAATCGAAGCTCTGTTTTTGCCGTGTTGACTGCTGAGATAGTCACCGTGTTGGCAGACGAAGTGCCGCGCTGGATTGACTTGATCCCGCCAGAGCCAAATTGAGAGAAAGCGGACATTTAGACGAGCCCCCATCCGTAAGTTGAGTTCGTGCCGATAACCTCAAAGGCGGCCCCGGCGCGGTCAATGGTCATGGTTGCGTCCGATAGCCCTTCGTGGTTGCCGCTGTTCCAGTTGATTACGTTGTCTGCGCGGCCATTTGCCACCTTGATTCCCCAGCGGCCATCGTCTGAGTAAGCCGGCGCCGTCACGGTCTGCACAAAAGCGCCTTCAAGGATTGCGCGCTGCCCGTTGGAAATCGAGTAACTTGCGGTCGTGACTCGCACATCGACGAGCGCACCTGTCTGAGCATTGACGCCTGCGATGGCAGCCTGAACAAATGCCGTGCTGGCCGCCTGCGTGGAGCTGGTGCCTGCTGTGGCCGTTGGCACTGTTGGGGTGCCAGTCAGTGCAGGGGAAGCCGTGCCGGCCTTGGCGTCTAGCTGCGTTTGGATCGCAGAGGTAACGCCAGCCACGCGGGACAGTTCCACATCCGTCGCGGAGACTGCGCCGGCCACGTTCGGAAACGCTGCCTTGATAACGGTCTTGATGTGACGAAAATTGTCATCCCCTTCGCTCTTGGGGTCTGCGCCTGTGGGCAGTGCCGTATTGAGCGCGGCAATGGTTGTTGCTGAATCGACTGCCAAGGGTTACCTCACAGATGCGGTTAGCTGGCCGCTGAAACGGTCGCGCATATCTGCGCCTTGAATGCCCTGCACTGCCTCGCCGGCCTTGGCCGAGAACAAAGCGCCCTGCCCTGCGTCCAGCGTGTAGGAAGACAGGGCTTCCAGCGTGGCCCACAAATAAACGTCTGGGTGCGCTTCGGAGAGCCAGTTTGTGGAGTTGCTGACAAGGCTAGGAAGGCGCTTGAAATAGACGCCTTGCACATCGCCCGATCCGTCGAACTTGAGAGCCGAGCCGGTCACTGCATAGGCTGTGGGCGTTCCGTCGAAGCGGTTACGGCTCACGATGGCCTCTAGCGTTTGCGGCTTTAGGCGGGCTTGTGGCAAGTCCGTGGCCCAAAGATGTTTCATGGCCATGAAGTCGCTAGGCAAGGCCACTTCGTTGAATGCGTCAATGGCGGTTACTGGCAATGCTTCTTCCATCTGCCGCACTCGCAGCGCACGGTTTAGCTTGTCCTCTGCCAAGCCGACAAAGGTAGGCATCAGCGAGGCAAGGTCTGCGCGGTGCGAAAACGCCGCCACTTGGGCAACCAGCTCGGTGTAGGTCATTTCAGAAGGAACCTGTCATAGACCACAAAGGCGGGGTTTTCTTTGAGCCAGGCGGCGCAGCGTTTGGAGTCAAAGCCTCCGTCCTGTCTCATGAACTTGGCTACGACTGACATAGGCACAGTGCCTACCTTCTTCATGCCATCGCCCCATCGCTGGCCTTGGTTCCAATCGCGCTCTGCGGCTGCTGCGCGCAGGAGGGGCTCCACGTCCTCGGTCTTTTGTATGACCACTTGCGAGCCTGTGTGATGCACGGTCGTGGTGATGCCGGTCTGTGCGTCGTGTTCGGTGAGCTTGAATGTGGACATAAAAAAGCCCGCCAAGGTTTCCCCGGGCGGGCGTGGTTCAGTTGGTAGGAGGGCTTACGGGGTCAGGTTGGCAACCTTGCCGTGCGCCGCCTCGCTGGTCACCACTGCGGTAACTTCGCAGAACACCATCTCCTTGTTGGTGTGGCCGGTCTTGGCAAGCGGCGTGGTCTGGAAGTCCTGCAAGAAGGCAACACCGTAGTGCTCAGGGTTCAAGATCAACGCGGTGTCGTTGTTGGCCGTTGCTTGGACGTAGTTGGGGATGATAGAAAGTTCTCCAAAATCTCCAATGTAGACATCGGCTCCGCCCACGATTGCGGCTTGCTTCTTGCCGGTCTCGCGGCGGTTTGCAGCGATACCCGCAAAGCCCGAAAACACCGCCTTGTGCGCCGGAGTGAGCGAAACCATCGAAGGCTGCTCGCCGCTGTTGGTGTAGATGCTTTGCAGCACCGTCTTTAACAGGGTTTCCGTGAATGCGCGGTTCGTGCCAGCGGTAATTGCCGAGGTCGCCAAGCCCGAGGTGTGGGCAGGGGTTGCGCCCGAAACACCGTGGGAGATGTTGGTGAACAACATACGGCCAATGCCAGCCGAGCGGCGTGCGGTCGTGGAGTTGCCCAGCACGGCAACAGCGTTGGAGATCAACATGGCTTCCACGTCGCGCTTGAGTTCAGGAATCGCCTTCATGGCGATCTGATACTTCATTTCCGACGAGCGGCCAGCGGCTTTGCTCTTTTCGTCCGTGGTGGAGACGATGGCAACCTTGTCCATGAGCTGCGTAGTGTTCGCAACGCGGCTGGTCGCGGTCAGTGCCGTGCCGGTGCGGTCGTCACCTTCGATAACCGCGTTGGCGGCGTTCGGAGTGGCGAGGGTATCGCGCTGCCACTCATGCAGGCGCTGGGCTGCCTTGAAGCGACGACCGGCAGACATGACCGGGGTCTTTTCAGGGGAGACCATATAAATCTTGTCTTGCAGGTCTTCACGATTGCCAACAGCGTCATAGCTGTCAAAGGTTTCTGATGGTTGGGGCATTTCTAATCCTTAGAGGAAATTGATAAGTTCAGAAGCGCGGCCCGTTTTCTTCAGGCGCTCCGCTGCTGACTGGTTTTCGCGTTTTGGTGCTGGTGCCTGCGGCTTGATAGTCCGGGGCGCTTCAGCTACCTTCTTCATTGCTTGAGGCTTTGCCTGCTGCTCAAACTTCAGCCCGAGTCGGGCGTAGTTGATGAGCTTCAACAACTCTTTGCTGTTGATGTCCTTCGCCATCTCTGGCGTGAAACCGCAGTGCAGAACAACCTCAAGCAGTTCGTTGTTTACTTTTTCGTTGAAGCCTGGGATCAGTTCAGGCGCGGCTGCGTACAGTTCCGCTTTCTGGCGCTGGCGCTGTTGGGCGGTCAGTGCCTCGGATTGCTGGTGAACGTCAACAACCTCGCGTTGCTTTGAGTCACGCTGCTGAATCAACCTTGTGTGAGCCGCCTGCAAGCGAATAGCCTGCTGCGGGTCTTCATCGGCTAGCGTGTTGAAGTCAATCGCTTCAATCTGCTCGATCTGCCGGCTTATCTCGCGTAGCTCCACGATCTTGACGGAGGCAACTTGCGAGAATTGCGCCTGACGTTGCGCGCTTTGCAGCGTGTCGTCAGCTTGGCGCTTCAGGTCTGCAACGGTCTGGGTCTTGCGCGTGTAGTCGGCTTTCAGTTCGTCGGCCATCTTCTTGACGCCTTGGGCCAACTCTGGGGGCGTTCCCGGTGGGAGTTCCCATGTTTTGCCATCGAACTCAACCTTTAGCGGGGTCGGTTCTGCGTCGTCTGATGCGTCGTCCTGCGCTGATTCGTCATCAGCACTGCCAGTCTCTAGCTCTTCCGCGCCTTCTGCCTCGCCGGTATCGGTGGCTTCTTGCGGGGGGGAGTCATCAAGCGCAGACAGTAGCGCAGACACTTCCGGGTTCGGATCGGTGTCCATAAAACACTCACAAAGTAAAAGGCGCCTAGTTAGGGCGCAAAAAAGCCCGCTGGTTTAGGGCGGGCTGCGTACCCCTTGCGGGATTCGTTTAGCGTTTGAAGCGGTCTAGGAGACTGGCTTCGTGGCGCTTTAAGTTCTCTTTGGCGAGCTTTCCGGTTTCGACATAGCCGGTTAGCAATCGCTGGAATTTCTTGGAGGTCTTGAGCAACTGCCACAAGGCTTCCTTTCCGTCTTTGTCGCGTGCGGGGCATTGCTCCCACTGGCTCACCACTTCGGCATCGATAGCGGCGAGGGCCTCCTGCAACAGAGGGTTGCTCAAGAGGTATTGGGCTTCATCAGCCCGGTTTGATTGCTGCTCTGGGGTCATTCGCTAGCCTCTGGGGCATTGAACGCCGCCCGTTCTTCGCGCATGTCCTCGCGGGCGTGCTGCATGCCCTGCATCGCTTGGGCATCGCTGTGCTTCTTCATGTCAATCGCTGCGGTGTACTCCACGCGCCAACGTTCAAAGTCCAGCCGCATTGCTTCGCGTTCGGTCTCGAACTGCTGACGCTGCGCCTCAAGCTGGGCTTGCTGTTGAAGCTCCAAAGTCTTCTGCCGCGCTTCCCACTCTTGGCGGTTGGCGTCCACTTCCTTCTGTGTCTGCATTTCGGCCTGAAACTTCATAGCCGAGTCCTGCAAATCCAACTGCTTTAGCTCTTTAGCCTGTTGGGCTTGGAACTGGAGCTTTTGCGCTTCGGCCTGGGCTTTGATCTGCTCGGGGTTCGGCTGTGGCTGTGGCGGCGGGACTTGGGCCGGGTCAGTCCAGAACTCAGCGGGGTTCTTGAATCCGGCGTTCTCTGCGATGCGGGCTTGCAAGGCGTAGACGTTCTGCTCTGTCACCACACGCCCAGCCATCGGCGAGCCCATCAAAGCTAGCTGAACTTGGCTGATCTGCTGCAAGTAAGCGGATTGCTGCATCTTGTCGCCTGTGCCGATGCCCACGTTAATGGACATGTCGTACCCATCGCGCCATTCCTGCGGGTCGTACTGGACGAACTGACCATTCAGGCGGAACGACAACTTCTCCATTCCGTAATCGGTCAGGGTCTTAAAGATGCCCTTGAACATGGGAGCCACAAGAGCCTCGGCCATGATCCGCGCCATGAGCTTCATGCGCTTCTGGCTCGCATCCATGATGCGGTTAACGCCGGTCGCAGTCTTGTTCAGGCTGTCACCGTCAAGCCCTTGGGAGTACCGCGTGTAGCCGGTGCGGTTCTCCTTCTTGCTCTCCAGCATCTCGACCATTGGCATGGCTTCGATGCCCTGCCAGCGTTCGACGTAAGGCCGAATAGCGCCCTGCACACGCTCGCGCATGATGCCGCCGGGGCGACGGTTCAAGAGATCGTCAATGTCGGCCTGCGGGTTGCCCTGCGAGTCGGTGAGAACGACTGTCTCTTGATTGTTCGCTTGGTCTAGGTTGTCAAGCTGTGCGCGCCAAATCTCGGTGCTGATGCGTTGGAAGTCTTCCACCAAGTCAGCGACTGAGAACCCATCGAAGCGGTGAGTCAGGATGTAAGGAGTCCACGCAGCAATGGGCACATGCGAAAACTCCACGTTGGACAGAATCTTCTTGCCCAAGCGGAACACCTGCCGGCGTTCTGCGATGCCATCGCCATCGTTGTCTGTGAGAACGTACTCTTCACGCAGCCAGCCACGAATGCGGGATTCGTCTAGCTCTTGCGAGTCCTCGCGCCACCATCCATAGCGGCCACCTTGCAACGAGTCGCGCAACTCACGGTCTTGCGTCGTGGCTTCGTCTGCTGCTGCCTTCACATCGTCAGCGGTTACGTCGAAACCCATCTGCCGCAGTTCGCTCAGGGTCTTTTCGACCACATGAGCAACGTAGGGGCAGTCATCCAGCAACACCGAGTTATGACGGCGGCTAATGTGCAATTCGTCGGGCGGGATGTTGCTGATGCAAACCTTGCCCTTCTTCTCTACCGTCTTGATCTTGACCATAGAAAAGACCTTGGGCGGCTCCATGCCGTACATGGCGGCTTCTTGGATCGCCTCGGGCGTTGGCTCTGCTTCTTCCTTGCTCAACACCTCTGCTTTAGGGTTGCTGGCAAGGAACGCGGCAAGCTGCATCTCGCTTACGTCACGATAGGTCGTGAACGTGGGCGTGTCCTTGTAATCCCAGTACCACTTAACCGCCCCGGTCTTCATCAAGAGGGCGTCTTTGGCGGCTGTGTAGAGGATCAAAAAGCCGTTGTTTTGCTTGTAGAAGACGTGATTACAAGCGTTCGTCGCTTGCTCTGCGCCTTGCACATCCTCAGGGCCTACCGGGTCAAACACCACTGCCTTATCGGTAGACGCGAAGACTTCGATCAAGTCAGGGAGCATGCCCTCGACTGCATCGAACACATCAGACGCAACAACCTGCGAGCGGCCTTCTGCTTCGGTGCCGTAGGGCTCGCGCATGTAAGCGCGTAGGCCCTTCTCACGCTCTGCCGCAATAGTGCCCGAGACATGGTGATACGCGGCGGCGGCTTCGGCTTCTAGGAAGCGCAGGAGGTCGTCGTCGGTCTGTTTCATGCTGTGCGGCGGTTTCTGTAAGTGAGCGGCTTTGAGCCCGTTGTGTTTGCCATGTGGTCAACAGTCACGCAGAGATAGCGAAAGGCATCTGCACCGTGGCTGTGTTCGTCGTGTAGCGGAGCGCCGGGCTCGTTCGTCACGCTGTTGACGTGGCGTCGATACCGCTTTAGGCACTCGATAAGGCGCTTGGCCTTGGTCTTCTCGAAGTAAACCCGGGGGAAGACAACGCGAGCGGCTCGAATGCCGTCCTCTACCCCAAGCTCTGGAATCTGATCTCTAGTGGCCGGGGCGTTTCTGCCCTGCCCGTTGATGATTTCAACCGCGCTCTTGCCGGTCTTTACGTCCTTGCTGTACGCATCGTGCGGGAGCCAGTCAGTGCCCCAGTTCAACCGCATCGCGTTCAGGTCTTGCGCGTAGTCAGCCAGTGTTCTGTGGCTGCCTTCTATGTAATCAATGATCCGAATTTCTGACGCTGTGCGCTGAACCAGAATGATCGTGGTCGCGTCGTTCCAGCCCAAGTCCCAAACGGTATGAACCTTCAGGAGCGGGTCGTAAGGTAGTTCTCGAATTCGCCCTTGAGCCTCTGCCGCTGCCACCTCGTCAAAGTAGATCGCGCCTTCAATGGCAGGAAGGCAATTGCCCTCCCAAATGTGGTCGTACTCAGCCGGCTTCATGGTCTTCTGAGCTTGCTGGCGCTCTTGCTCCAGCACTTCAGGGAACCATTCGTTCTCGCTGTAATTGACCTTCATCGCCAGGCAGTCAGGCCGCCCAGCTTTGACGAAGCGCGCAAACACTTCGTCGGTGTCAAGTTGCGGGTTGAAGCTCGCCCATATCTCCGACTCAGGCCGGCGAATGGTTGGAATGAGCACATCCCACGACCGCTTAGAAACCGAGTGCGCTTCCTCTACCCAAACCCTGTCAACGCCTTCAAATGACTTGATGGAGTCAATGGTGTGCTGAAGAAGGCCGGCAAAGAGGAACAGACTGCCATTGCGCCCGCGAATCTCAGTCTCTAGAACCTCGTAGAACTCGCCAAGGCCCATCGACGCGATTTGATCGCTCAAAAGCCTATGCACCGAGTCTTTGATGCTCTTTTGAACCTCTCGCGTGCAGAGCACCCGCAAAGGCTGCTGCGCGGCCTGGACTAGCAGCGCCCGAGCAATGGCCCAGCTCTTGCCACCGCCCCGCCCACCGTATAGCACCTTGAAGCGGCGAGGCTCAAACAGCGCCTCGGCCCACTTCGGGAACTCAAGCAGTACTTCGGCCAAACTGAACACCGAGGCTCAACTCAACGCGCCCCGCATGGTTTACGTCAACCTTTGAGCCGTAAGCCTTGGGCTTGAGCTTCTCTGCGCGCCATCGCTGCGAGTCAAGAATCACGCGGGCTGCGTCAGGCTTCAATGAGCCTTCTTCAACCTTGCCTTCAATGGCGGCCATGCCATCGAACAGCACATCGGCCTGAGCTTCACGCGCACGCGCGTACTTTGTGCGGAAATCGCCGTCTTGCTCTAGCCAGTCCATGACCGTGCGGAAGGCTGGCAATCCTTCATCCTTGCAGATGGCGTTCAGGCTTTCGCCCTGTGCGAGCCTGTCAAGGATGGTTTGCTTTACTTCTGGCGGGTACATGGCTTCGACTCCCCTTAGGGTCGGTCGCAATAGGAGCCCGGAGCAATCGGCCTTGCCGTGAAGGGTGAAGGCGGTTTGTGTGCCGATGCTCGCGGGCGGAAAGCAAAAAGCCCGCCTAGATCGCTCTAGCGGGCTTGTGGGGTGGCAGTGGTCATCCTGCCTATGTCGAACAGAATAAAACATTCCGTTCAAAGATGCAAGCGTTTAAGCGAAAAAGCTTTTCGACCATATACTGACTGCGCTTGGGGGCGGTCGTCTTTGCTTCGGCGGGGCGGCCGCGCTTCTTTACCCGCCAACCCCTAGCAGCTTGCGAAGGTCTTCTGTCTTCCATGCCAAGCGGCCATGAATGCGCAGCGGAATCAGCGGCCCATCCTCCCTGCAAGCCCATCCGCGCAGTGTTTGCTGCTGGCGGCTCAGGTAATAAGCGGCTTGCTCGGTGGGAACCGTGGGGCGGTTCTCAAGCTCCAGCGGGGGAAATTGATTGCTCATGTTGGCTTCCTTTTGATAGTTGCCGGGGTTTAGGGGTTGCCCCCAAGAATCTCAGGCGGCTTTCCTGCTTAGAGCCACATCCAACAGCGCGAGCGACTCACGAAGCAACACAAGCCACCGCCGCGTTGTCATGTAGTCGTGCTCTGCGTCGATCATCGCAATGCGCCAGGGCATGCAATACCGAGCAACCGCCAATTGCTGCAAGGTCTCAAGCTTCCCTACTTCGCGCTCCAGGTCGGAATAGTCCTGCCAGCTAAAACCCGTTGGCTCGTAGCTGCGGGCAGGCGTGGGGATTCCGTCCTTCAGCATGGGATTGATCGTGTAGAACCCCTTGCCCTTACTGGCTTCGTCGAGCCTTTGGCGGCCCCAGCAGACTAGGAGAGAGGTGAGCCAGTCAGGCCCTAGCTTTGCTTCACGCGGCATCTTTGGCCTTTCTCAGTTCAGCAG